CTTGCGCCGCAATCAAGTCCCATCTCAGTTTCTCCTCGATCTCGACTGCTTCCTTCAACCCTTTAAGCAGTTCATGATATTCGGGGTGCGCGTAAGCGTCCCGTTCCTGCGCCCCGATGGAGTTCTCGGTCGAGCGTTTCATCAAAATTGCTTTAAGGCTTTTACGATATTCCTCGATGTACATTCTTTCCGCCTTGGCTTTTGCAAACGTCCTGCCGTTCAAGCATATGTAATCGATTGCCTTGTTTGGATCGCGTTCTTCAATCATTGGTTACGTTCCTCCCCCCGTCAGTTTTCCAAATAAACCAGATCATCACCAGCAGGCATAACCAGCAGAACACGCCGGTCAAAGCCATCGTCCAAAAAAAAATGTCAATCAACATGGTTCTCCCTTTCTTCCATCATTGCTTCTGCAAACTCGTATGCCGCCTGAGCGATTTCGTGCGGGAAAGCAGACTTGTTTGCCGTTTTCAGTATTGCCAACATCGCAAACAGTGCGAACACATCAATCAGTTGCGGTTCTTCTTTCATTCGATCTCCTCGATTTTTACCTTTAGCATTCCACCGATGTCCGGTGCCCAATAAATCCGCAGATCCACGATCTGTGAGTCGTCCTCATAAACGCCGGCGTGGGCCAGCCCATCCAATACGGCTTTGAGAAGATTGTCTAAATCCCTTCGGCGCTTATCTGGCCTCCACGCCTCAATGATCACGCGCAGGTTCCCAGTGAAGTGACGCACCGTTCCCTGCATGGTCATCTGGTCGCCCACCGTTTCCCTGTAGTCCCGGCCCTTGGCGCTGATGATCATGCGACCGTCGAACGCTCGCCAATAGGTGTTTACGCTTGGGGGCCACGGTAATGTCAAATCCATCAGAAGCCCCCGTTGTCGAATGTCATCGGCACTGCGTCTGCGTATTCCAAAAACTGCTGGCTTGGCCGGTCGAACCAAAACGAGAACCAATCCTCGGATTCCCCGTTGCGTTGCTTCTCGCACATGACCATAGCGTCCGGGGTCAACTTGTCCACCGGCCCCAACTGCGCGTCATGCTCCTTCTTTTTGTTCCGCCACACGAGCAGGACGTTGTCCACCTGATCGCTGATCGAGCCACTCCCTTTCAAGTCGCTTTTGCTTGGCTTTACTTCTTCGTTTGCCAGTTTGCGAATGTGATGAACAAGGTGGATGTGGACGTTGTGGTCACGCGCCAGCGATGTCAGTTCATCGACGAACATCTTCTGTGCGTTGTAGTCGTCTTCGCCGCTTACGCACTTCATCAGCGAGTCGATGATGATGTGGGTGCAACCCAACTCGACGGCGCTGTATCGGGTCACCGCAATCACCTGCTGGCTCGTCACCGTGCCCTGCTGGTCGTACAGCCACAACTTGTCGTAGGCGAACAGTTGCAGGCGGTCAAGAATGCCCTTCAGATACTCTTCTTTGCCGAGGTAGCGGGGTGCCTCTGGGTTCTCCCCGGCAAACTGTCGGAGCATCCGATACAGGGTGCGCTTGGGCTTCATCTCGAAAGAAGCAATCATCACTTTTTGGCGTTGCTTCATCAGGCCCAGCGCAATCATGCCGGTAATCATCGACTTGCCGCCGCCGTTGCCACCGGCATAAACGGTCACCTCGCCGGGGCGGAACTGAAACCCGAAGTGGGTCTTTTGCCAAGGCATGGTCTGGGAAATTTGTTTCTCAGGGTTGATCAGGTCAACCCGCATCTCCTCAATAAACCCCTCGGCATCGCGCACCTTCTGCGCTAGGTCGTTGGCCTTCAGGTACTTCTCGAAATCCACCTGATCTGGCCTGACGATCCGGATCTTCCGGGCCGCGTCAAGTTCCGCCGCTCGCTGTTCGATGTTAGACGTTTGCATATTGGATTACCTCCTCGATTCGCTGTTGTGCCGTCTGTAGTCGTTCCATGTCATCTTCGCTCAGTTTCTTGCCACGCCTCATGTCGTAAGCCGCGATCATCACCACCAGACACTCGAAAGATGCAATCCTCAAAAGGTCGCTGGCGTAGAACGCAGGCTTTAAAGACTTCAAAGGCTGGCTATAGTCCGACCGTTCCACGCGATCTGGAAACAGGTCGCTCATATCCATGCCAACGGCCCCTAGAACGCTCTGGATGTCGCAACCACCAAAGCAGTGAACCAGAACCCTGCCGTCATCAGCTTCGCGCACTGAGAGCGATGGCGACTTGTCTTCATGGCTTGGGCAGACAGCCGTCCACTGACCGTTGCGACCCTTAACCTTCGACAGGCGTTGAATGAACTTTTCGACCGGGGTCATTTCTCTCCCCTCGCTCTGATTGCTTCAGCACAATCATGAGCCTGATTCCATTCGCAACCGTAGTAATGGACGAGAACTTCACTCTCTTTGTCACACAACTTGGCGCACTCCTCCCGTTCATGCGCGGCAACAAGGGCGGCGAAGCGTTCAAGGTCTTCGTCAATGCCTGTTACTCGCAACAAAAATCCTTGCTCCAAATTCAAGCCAGCCTCCCGCGCCATGCGAATGATGTCCTCGCGGTTCATGCTTTCCTCTCTTCCAACATTACGTCTGCAATCACATACGATTTCTTTGCGTATCGTTCAATTGCAATCGACGGATCAGCGTGAGGGCTTGACAGCAAACCCTGCAAAATATTGATTGCAAAGTAATCACGCATGGTTAGACCTTCGCATTCTTCGTGAGAGCCGTCAGGCAGAGTTCTAATCTGCGGAAATGCAGGCTGGCTCATATCACCCTCCTGCCCACAGCCTGCTGTGGCTCCTCGTCTTCCCAGCGGCGCTGGTTGATGTACGTCAGGGGCGCAGGGTCAAACCCCGAAGTCCACTGCTCGGTCTTCTTCAACGCCGTGACGTTGGCAATGATGCGATCCGCAACCATGTCGAGATCGTACTTGGCCCACTTCTTCTCACACTCAGACCTCGCAACCTTGCGCTTTGACGAAGGCCAAACCTTCCAGAAATCGTCAAAACGTGACGTTGTCGGTGTCACCGACGATATATTCTTCTTCTGTATCTGTTTCTGTATAGGGTTTATGTTGGGTTTCACTTCGGTTATCGATTCGGTTTTCCTCGGCCTGCCGCCTCGCTTTCCGAGTTGTCGGTTGGTTTCGACTTGATGTTGATATTTACCGATTTCCATGTCGCAACGACCATGTCGATACCCGTCAACACCCTTGTCAAAAAATTCCTCCAAAACCGTTTCGGTTATGTCGAGATCAAGCCTGATTTTCCGCGCAACCGATTGGGTATCGAGTGGGATAGGACGCTCGCTCATGTAATACAAATCAAGCAGGCGACGGTAGGCCAAGTCCTCCGCGTCAGCGAGGTGCGTGGTGTGGGTGATGTAGTCACCGATCCAAAATTTGTACCAGAGCATCAGACGATTCTCCCGAACAAATCAGGCCGCAAATCCTTGCGAGTCACCTGCCCTTTTGTCAGCCTCTCGATCAAGTGCGAAAGCTCTGGACTGGGCACAGAACGACCGCTCGTAAGCAAGCTCATCCAAGTCTTGCTGATGCCCAACTCCCGCGCTAGATCTGCCTTCACGCCCCTCGGCTTGCCCCGAAAAAATTCTTCTAACGTCATACGAACTCCTGTTGTTGTGTAAGTTGATCATACACGGAAAAAAAGTTAGCGCAAGGGGGTTGTACGTCCAAGTTAAACGTGGTACAGTCCGTCCGTCTACAGCGTCAGGAGAGCGAAATGGCAACCGAAGATCAAGTCAATCAAATGATGCTGGAGCGGCACCAGATGCTGGCTGAGTCCCTTGAACGGGCCGAGGCTGGTCGTGCGACCGAGGACGACTGGAACATCATTCGTTACGAATGTGGTGTGCCCAGAAGGCCGACTGTAACTTTAGAAACTATCTCAATCAAAGGTGAAGAATCATGAGTTTAATAGCGCGAGAAAGTGGCGGCTCAACATTTACCCCAGTGCCTCCGGGAATGTACCTAGCACGGTGTTACCGCATCGTCGATTTGGGTACGCAACAGAGCGAGTACCTCGGCCAAGTCAAAAACCTGCCGAAGGTCATGTTGCAGTTTGAGGTTCACGGAGAAGATGACGCAGGCAAACCTCTGGTCACCGCCAAGGGCGAGCCAATGACGATCAGCAAAAACTTTACGTTGTCACTGGCTGAGAAAGCCACGCTTCGTAAAGACTTGCAAACGTGGCGCGGTAAAGAGTTCACGGCGGAAGAGTTGCGTGGGTTCTCTATCGACAACGTGTTGGGCGCATGGGCCATGATTGCCATCACTAAGTTGGCAGGTAACAACGGTCAGGAGTACACAAACATCGCCAACATCAACTCGGTGCCGAAAGCGATGAAGGGAAACCTTCCTGACGGCCACAACAAATGCGCGGCGTTCTACATCGAAAAACCCGATATGGAATTGTTTGAGACGTTCAGCGAAAACCTACGGGCAAAGATTGAACGGTCGCCAGAGTGGCAGGCTCGTAAAGGCGTACAGCAGGACAGGCGCGAATACGCCGCCGCCAAAGGCGCGTTTGCTGACCTTGACGATGACATTCCTTTCTGAGGTGCAACATGGACGACCTTTACAAACTGTTTCGTCGAGATGCAATGGACACTTCTGTTGCCGCCGCCGCAAGCATCTATCCAGACCTACGTCGACTTCAACTTGAGGTGTTGACGTATGCGAAGAATCAACCAAACGGGTTTACAGACGAGGAAATGAACGAGTTCTTTGGGACGCATCGGTCAACTTATCGAGCGAGGCGTTCAGAACTTGTGACCCGCGAACTTGTCATTGACAGCGGAAAACGGAAAGCCATGAGCAACGGCAGAAACGCAACCGTATGGATCTGCCCTGAATTTACCTATCCACAAAAATCACTTGCTTTGGAGATTTAAATGTTTATTTCAAGCGAAGAAAAATTGAAAATCTGGAACAATATCTCGGAAATTCTTAAAAAGATTAACGCAATTAACGCAGATACATTGTTTTTATCTGGCAAACTCAAAACATTGGAAAGCAGGTTAATTAAACTTGAGCCAGTTAAAAAAGCACCGAAACAAAAAACGCTAGCGCAAATTCAAAAACAAAAAGACAAGCAACGGGAATACAACCGTCGTTATGCCGCTAAGAAACAGTTTGAAAAACTTGAACGTCAAATGGCTGAAAAAGCAGAAAGGGATCAAAATGCTACAAGCATCAGCACCGCGAGCGTCTGAGTCCAATCATTGGTACACCCGCGATGGTGTGCCGATGTACACGGTTGAGGCAAAGAAAGGTGGGCAACGCAACACCACCCTGCGCGATGCTCGCACAATGTCTCTGGTCCCATCTGTAACCACGGTGCTCAATGTTGCGGCTAAACCGGCCTTGACGGCGTGGCTACAGCAACAAGTGCTGTTGGCGGCGTTGACGCTACCGAAGCGCCCTGATGAGGCCGAGAAGGACTATATTGACCGCATCATGTCTGACTCGAAAGAACAAGGCAAAGCGGCGGCTGATGCTGGAACTGACATCCACGCCTCAATCCAAGGGTTCTATGAGGGTCAATCAACCGGCAAGCATTTTGATATGGTGGTTGCCAGCGTCAGCGCAATCGACAATTGGGCTGGCCCACGCAAGTGGGTGAGCGAGCGATCATTCGCCCATGAAGCAGGGTTTGGTGGTAAATGTGACCTCTATTGTGCAGAGGACGGCGGCTTTGTTGCTGACATCAAAACCAAGGAGTTCACAGACCCTGACAAGATCGGTGGTTACGATGAGCATTTGATGCAGTTGGCGGCGTACCGTGTGGGGCTTGGGGTTCCTAACGCTCGCTGTGCCAACGTGTTTGTGTCCCGAAATGTCCCCGGTCTTGTGGTGGTCAAGGAATGGCCCCTTGATCAACTCGACACCGGCTGGGCCATGTTCATGCATCTGCTATCGTTCTGGCAACTCAAGAACGACCACAAATGATGGAACAAATTCAAGCCTTCAAGACAAGCGACGGCAAGTTGTTTGACGACCCAACTCAAGCGGAGCGCCATGAACTTTTTCTCAAAAAACAGATGGTTGTCGAGGAGTTCCTTGATGGGGGATTCAACCCGTA